GCCAAAATTGTTGTCGGCAGGGGCAAGACCAATGGCAAGAAAGGCGGCCGGAACAGAAGGGTTCGTCAAGAGGTTGAATCAGGCGTGATCCCTGTAGGAAGGGGACGATTCGAGTTCATCGACATGCCTAGGCGCATGGTGAGCGAGCACAAGATGCGAAAGTCCGGTGGTTTTGTTGTAACGGTAAACCGTATTGATGGCCGTTATGTAACCGGGTCGCACACTTGGCAATGAATCAGGAATTTCGAGGAACTGGCATGACTGATCTTGAAATCAGTTGGGTCGCCTTGAAGGACGTGCATCAGCATTACGGGTTTAGCTCTCTTGGCGCAGCCCGCAATGCTGTCGCCGCAGGGCGGTTCCCTGTGCCCACGTACAAGATGGGCAGATTGATTGTGATCGACAAGGTGGTTCATAATGAATTCTTTAGGCGCAAACGAGAAGCGGCGTTGCGTACTCTCGATAACAACAATTGAGGGATTTAACACCAATCGGGAGAGCGTATGACGACTCGTAAATCCGCCCCGAAAGCGATCGGCCTTGGGAACCTGCTGAACGACGACATCACCAGGTCGATCATTTATGAGGGTGTTACCAAATCTCAACTCGCCCAAATTTTCAATATCGATAAACGCGATATTGACCGAAAGCTGTACGGACTGAAGCCGTGTGGCAAGCGACACGAGTTTGACATTTACAAGCTGTCGGAAGCGGCAGCTTATCTTGTGCCGCCGAAGGCGAAGGACATCGAAGAAGCCATCAAGCGGATGAAGCCTTCGGATTTGCCGCCGTCGCTGTTGAAGGAATATTGGGCCGGCCAACTCGCCAGGCTCAAGTTTGAGAGGGAGAATGGCGACAGTTGGCCGACAGCCGCCGTGGTTGAATTGTTGGGCGAAGTTTTCAAGACGGCTCGGATGACCCTATTGCTCGGCCGTGATCAGGTTGAGCGCCGCACCGAACTGTCTGACGAGCAACGTAATATCATCATTGAGATTATCGACGACCTGCTGAACAAGCTGGCCGACGCGCTTGTGGAACGTTTCAAGCATGAAGAAGGACGCACGCCGAACAGCCAATGGGACTCGGAACAAGACGAGGATATCGAAAACGAAGACCTTTAATAGCCTTGGTGAGATTGTTTGCCACCTTGCCGATATTCTGCGCCCACCTGAGCGTTTGACAGTCCCCGAGGCTGCCGAGAAATACGTCTATGTTAACAACCCAGGTGCTTACATTGGGCCGTTTCGGAACTCGATGGCTTGGTACATGGTCAAGCCAGCCCAAATGTTAACTGCCCGTGATAAGAAGGCGGTCATTTTCGTCGGCAGTGCTCAGTCGGGCAAGACGCAATCTCTGATCCTGAACTGGCTCGCTTATACCGTCACTGTCGATCCGATGGACATGATCATTTACTCGCCAACGAAAGGCGCGGCTCGCGACTTTTCGATGCGGCGGGTAGACCGCATGCACCGTGATAGCCCTGAAGTCGGGAAACACATTCTCAAACAGCGCGACGCCGATAACAAGTTCGACAAGCTGTACGACAGCGGCATTATGCTGACGCTGTCGCACCCGTCCGTGACTGAACTCGCCGGCCGTCCGATACCTCGTGTAGCCCTCACCGATTACGACCGGATGGATGATGATATCGGTGGCGATGGCTCACCGTTTGACCTGGCGAGCAAGCGGACGACGACCTTCGGCTCTTTCGCGATGACAGTGGCTGAGTCGTCACCGTCGAAACCGATTACCGACCCGAAATACATCCCCAAGACCAAGCACGAAGCGCCCCCGGCGAACGGCATTCTCGCCCTCTACAACCGTGGCGACAGGCAGCGTCGCTATTGGCAGTGCCCGAAATGTGACGATTGGTTTGAGCCAAACTTTCGCATGTTCGTATGGGATCGCACCAAGCCGACCAAGGTTGAGCAAGCCGAAACGGTCATGCTGGCTTGTCCGCATTGCGGCCACAAGATTCCGCCGACGATGCGCAACGAACTCGACATGTTCGGGGAGTGGTTGGAAGACGGTCAGTGGATCGACAAGAACGGCAAAATTCATGGACCGAGTTCGCGGAATCCCATCGCTTCGTTTTGGCTCAACGGTGTGATCGCCAGCTTCATCTCTTGGAAGGATTTGGTGATCAACTACCTTACGGCCGAGGAAGCGTATGAGCGCACAGGTAGTGAGGAAGAACTGAAGAAGTTCTACAATACCGACCTAGGTGAACCCTATCTGCCGAAAGTGCTTGAAAGCGAGCGGCGACCGGAAGTGCTCAGAGCACGGGCTGAGCCATTCCCCGTGCGCCAGGTTGACGAGGACGAGGACCGGCTGATCACTCGGCACTATGGTGGAAAGTATGACGCTGTGGCTCCGCTGGTGCCTGTTGGCGTTCGTTTCCTTGTGGCCACGATCGACGTGCAAGCGAACGCTTTTGTGGTTTGCGTGTGGGGTGTCATGCCCGGTCTGCCGTTCGATACGCTGCTGATCGACCGCTTCCATATCATGAAGTCGCATCGGACGGACCATAACGGCGAGCACCTTTGGGTTAAGCCTGGCGCCTACCTTGAGGATTGGGACCGTATCACCGAGGAAGTCATCGAGCGCAGCTACCCGCTCGCCGATGGCTCGGGTCGCCGCATGATGATCAAGTTGGCTGGTTGCGACTCAGGTGGCCGGGAAGGCGTCACGACGAACGCCTACAACTACTACCGCAAGATACGCGCCGAAGGCTTTGCCGGTCGGTTCCACCTGCTCAAAGGCGACCCTACGCCGAACGCACCTCGTACCCGGATCAGCTACCCCGACTCCAACCGCCGAGATCGTTTTGCGGCCGCCCGTGGCGACGTGCCCGTATTGATGATCGGCTCCAACACCATGAAGGATACGTTGGCCCATCGACTGGAATGCATCGAGCCTGGAAAGGGAATGATTCGTCTGCCCGAGTGGATGGCCGATTTCGTTTTCAGCGAGCTTTGTGTAGAGGTGCGCACCCCGAAGGGTTGGGACAATCCCGGTCAGCGTCGAAACGAAACCTGGGACTTGGGGTATTATGCTCTTGCCCTCTGCGTTTCGCCCTTGTTGACGGTTGAGCAGATTGATTGGGACAATCCCCCAGGATGGGCGGCCGAGTGGGACGACAATATCTTGGTGACGGCGCCGAATCAAAAGCAGCGTTATGATCGAGATGAAAACCCGTTTGATTTTTCCAAGCTGGCTGAAAATCTCGCTTAAAACCGATTTCAACTGATTCAAAATCGTTCTTTTTCGCTGAAACTTAAAGACTTGTGCCGTAGGCAGGAATTGGGTTACTATTTAATCCACTGACTGTTTTCCCGTTTGTTTTGCGCCCTGGGCAACAACAAAATGGCATGCCAACAACAACTTCTTGATGATGCGCGTGCAGCCTATCACCGGCTGATGACGGGGAAATCCGTCCGCGAGGTTCGCGATCAGAACGGCGAGACTGTCACCTACACGGTTGCCAATGCGGCAAAGCTGGCTGCGTACATCGCGCAGCTTGAGGCCGAATGCGCCAAGGCCAATGGTCGAGGGCATATCGGCCCGCTCGGGATGATCTTCTGATTATGAACGCCATCGTGGAAGCCCCGATCCGTCGCGTAAAAATTCAGCCCGTCGAGCAGGCGGCCATGGGCGGTGGCCTGCAAGGTGCCGAGCGCACCAGCCGCGAAACGATGTCGTGGAATCCCACAATGCGTTCGCCTGACCAGGTGATCAACCTGGTCAAGCCGATGGCGGACGCTCGTGGCAAGGATATGGTGCGCAACGACGGCTACGCCATGGGCGCCGTCAATGTCCACAAGGACAGCATCGTCGGCGCCTACTACCGCCTGAACGCGCAACCGAACTGGAAGGTGTTGGGCGCCCCAGAAGGTTGGTCCGAGGAATTCCAGGAAGTCGTCGAGGCTCGCTTCAACCTGCTGGCAGAATCTGAACACTGTTGGCTCGACGCTTCCGGCGTGAATACCTTCACGGGGATGGTCCGCCTGGTTGTTGGCGGATTTGTGTACACAGGCGAAGCCCTGGCCGTGGCCGAGTGGCTGCGCGAGTCGATCCGCCCGCTGCGTACCGCGATCCAATTGATTTCGCCGGACCGCTTGAGCAATCCCGATGACATGCCTGACGACCGAAACTGGCGTCGCGGTATCTATAGGGACGAGCGCGGCCGTCCGCTCAAGTACGCTTTCCGTAAGGCTTACCCAACCGAAACCTACGACGACAAGTCGATGCAGTGGGTGATCGTGCCGGCGTTCAAGCCTTGGGGTCGGCGCCAGGTGATCCACATCATCGAGCAGCTAATGCCGGATCAGTCGCGGGGTGTTGCCGACATGGTGGCGGCGCTCAAGCAGATGCGGATGACCAAATCGTTCCAGGAAGTCACCCTTCAGAACGCGGTCATCAACGCCTCGTTTGCAGCCGCCATCGAGTCCGAGTTGCCGCCCGAGATCGTCTACCAGAACCTCGGTGCTGCGGAACCCGGCGCCTGGCTGAAGCAAGTTGCTTCCTACATGGAAGCCCTGAACAGCTACCTGGGCGCCGCCAACAACATCAAGCTGGATGGGGCGAAAATCCCTCACCTGTTCCCCGGAACGAAGCTGAACATGCAGCCGATGGGGACGCCAGGTGGTGTTGGTACGGCCTTCGAGGAATCACTGCTGCGTTACATCGCGGCTGCCCTCGGCCTGTCCTACGAGGAACTGTCGAAGGACTATTCGAAGACCAGCTATTCCTCGGCTCGCGCCAGCATGATCAACACCTGGCGCTTCATGCAGGCCCGAAAAAAGGCCGTGGCCGATCGCTTCGCCTCGGCGGTCTACGCGCTGGTGCTGGAAGAAGAAATCTCGCGCGGCAATGTCCCGCTGCCGCCCGGTAAGACCAAGGCGCACTTCTACGAACCGTTATGAAAGAGGCCTACACGGCCTGCTCGTGGATCGGTGCCAGCCGTGGCCAGATCGACGAGCTGAAGGAAACCCAAGCTGCAATCATGCGCATCAAGAGCGGTCTGTCCACCTATGAGAACGAGATTGCAAAACTGGGCAAGGACTACCGCGAGATTTTTGCGCAACGTGCCCGTGAGGAAAAGCTGATCAAGGCTAAGGGGCTATACTTCACGCTGGACGCGCAACGCGAAGGTAAGCGCGAGCCGCAAAACACCATGTCCGATGACCGTCAACAATCGGACACTGAAACTACTTCCGAGGACGAAGAATGAGCACGAGCACCCGCAAGGCTGCGCGGCCGAACTTTCGCGCCATTGTGGACGGCCTGAACTTGCAGGCTGCGATGATCGCCCCGCACTACACTGGACTGGCCGCTGCGTTGCAGGAATTGGCCGACGCCGATTATTCGCTGGAAGAAGCTGCTTGGGAAATCCGCAGGAACGAGATCGCCCAGGCTTACGGCTTTCAGGGTGCTAAGTCGGACAAGCCGTTCATTTTCAGCGAGGGTGTGGCCATCATCCCGGTTCACGGCGTTCTGATCAATCGCTTCCAGTATTCGTGGGGCAGCGTTACCGGCTACAACTTCATTCGGGCGCAGCACAAGGCCGCCCTGGCTGACGGTGATGTCAAGCTGATCATCCATGACCACAACAGCTGCGGCGGTATGGTGGCTGGCTGCTTCGAGACTGTCGATCTGATCTATTCCAAC